TCTGTATAAGTAGTTTGTCCAGTACCGCCACTAGCTACAGCTAGTGTAGCAGATAAGCTAGCTGCACTACCAGTAGTATTTTGATTTAATGTTGGTATATCAGCAGCTTGTATACTACTCATTACTACATTAGTACCATCGCCACGTAAGTATTGACCACTAGTTGTAGCACCAGCAAATGCATTCATAGCTGCTTGTGCTGTAGTAACTCCAGTACCACCACTAGCTACAGCTAGTGTAGCAGATAAGCTAGCTGCACTACCAGTAGTATTTTGATTTAATGTTGGTATGTCACTGGCTACTAGTGCTCTAAAAGTAGGAACTCCATTGCTACCATTAGGAGCTGCTAATACATGGTTAGCTGTTTTACTAGCATAAGGATTTTTTGTATCGCCATAACCATCACTAAGGCTTATAACAGGCGCAACACCTCCACTAGATGCTACAGGACTAGTAGCTGTAACACCTGTTACTGTTCCTGCCCCACCACCACCACTAATTGTTCCTAGAGTATTATCGCTACGTTTAAAATACAGAGTACCAGTACCATAATTTAGTGCTAATTCTCCATAATCTAAACTCGCAATATTAGGTATACCACTACTAGTAACATCGCTACTACGTTTTAATATAATCTTTGTTGACATGCTAGGTCCTAATAAGGTTTAGGGTCAGGATCTAGTGATCGCCCGGCGGGTCAGGTCTTGCGACGCCCAATAATCTTTATTTAGTAGGTGCCACCATCAATTTGATTGATAGAAACTAATCCACTAGTAACTGTAAATTGTGTATTTGTAAAACTAGCTAAACCGTTTACGCTAGTTGTAGCTGTTGGTATTGCAGAGGTTCCGGCTGCGGTAATTAAACCTTTTGCATTTACTGTAAAAGTAGCTACACTAGTACTGCTACCAAAACTGCCAACATTACTGTTTACTGTAGCTAGTGTAAGCGCTGCACTAACATTTGCTGTACCATCTACAGCAGTTAGTGTAGCTGTACCGTCTCCAGTTAAGCTAAGGTCGCGTGCAGTAGCCCACTTTGTGGCTGTTGCAGCATTGCCTACTAATTCAGCATAAACATTAGCAACTACTAGATCTTTGTTAAAATTCCAGCGATCATTTGCGCTTGTATATGTTAGTGTAGCATCTGCTCCAGCTACTGTTAATCCTGCACCATTGGCCTCAGCGGCATTAGCAGCATCTTTTGCTAGAGTAATATTTATATCGGCTATAGATACGGAGGTTGAGTTAACTGTGGTAGTTGTACCTTGTACAGTTAAATTACCGGTAATTGTTGCATTACCAGCTACACTAATATTTGCGGCGGTAATATCATCACTACTTAGTGTACCATTTACTGTAACATTATTAAATGTAACATTATCAGTAGTACCAACACTTTGCCCTATACTAAAGGTAATTGTATTGTTGGTTACCGCAGCTGTTATACCACTTGTACCAGTAAAGGTTAATGTATCACTTAATAAATCAACTGTATCAGTACCTGTATTACCAGCAATACTAAGTGAGGTAGCTACGTTAACAGTACCTGCAGCAGTTAATCTACCTTTTGCATCTACTGTAAAAGTAGGAATTGCTGTAGTACTGCCATAGCTGCCTGCTGTTACACCAGTAGTAGATAGTGTTAATGCTGCGCTTACATTTGCAGTACCATCAATACCACTTAGTGTAGCTGTTGCGTCACCTGTTAAACTTAGGCTACGAGCATTTTGCCAAGCAGTTGCAGTGCTAGCATTACCGGTAACATTACCAGTAAGATTACTGGTAATCATTGTTGCGGCAAAGTTACCACTAGCATCACGCTTAACGATTGTAGAAGCTGTATTTGCATTCGTTGCAGCGTCTACTAAATCAGTATAGCGTTTACCACCAATGATAACATGATTAACTGCATTACCTGCAGTTTCGGTGCCCATACCGATGTATAAGCGATCACCACCATTAGAGCCATTGTCTGCTAAGCCACTATAGGCTAACTCACCTGCTCCTAGTACTGCTGGATTACCACTTACCTCACTACGTTTAATACGTAAAATAGAAGCCATGATTTATTCCTTTAATATTGACCAGACTCTACTACTTGCTGCTCTAGCAGGTTAGTGGCAGTCCATTTCTGATTGTTTATATTATAAACTAATAATGCACCATTAATAAGATTGGTTAGATCTACATCCTGTAAGCCCTGTAAATTACTTACGCCTCCAGGCCCCATCATACCTGTTACAATTACCTGTGGTTGCTCTACTCTTACAACTACTTGTGTTTGTAATTTTTCACTGATTACTGTGTTATTCTTTTCCGTTACAATAGTTTCTGTGGTCATCGTGTAACCTCCGGCACTAGTGTAAGGTTTCCTGCTAAAAATGATGTTACTGTTCCGCTGCTATCTGTTAGCTCTAGGCTATAAACTGCTGTAGCAAAAGTAAATGCTCTGGTTTGTGTAGCAGTTATTCTAATCATTATTGTACTAGCACTTGTATCAATAATTATACCACCGTTAGCAGTAGTTAATTCAATTATTGGCGTAGTACTGTCAATAGTTTCTCTAATCTGCATTTGACCAGTATAGCCATCTAATGGTACTGGCGTATTATACTCTACAACTCCGCTACTAGTATAAGCTGTATATTGGCTACTATTTACTTGATTTAGTGTTATTGTATTAGAGGTAACACCAGTAGCAATATAAAACTGATCTTCACTAGTTTGATTAATTTCTTTCATTCCACCTGCACCGGTAACTTGCACACGCCAGCCAGCAGGTATTGAGTGGTTAGCACTAGTAGTAATTACGCAAGGCGCTGCTTTTGTAATAGCACTAATTTGCGCATAGCCTTTTGTTTGACTTTCCCACCTGTATATTTCTTGAAAGGTACTGCCTTGATATATTTTATAATTTAGTTTGGCAGGCTGCATATTACACCTTTACCTTTCGTAATGCTGCTAATTTTTTAAAACTATTTAATTCTGTAGTAAGAGCCGCAACATCTTGTTGCAGTTTGTTATTTTCTATACTAAATTTAACGAGTTGATTGTTTAATTCTACAATTTCATTTTGCAGTTTAGTCAACTCCTCAGTAAGCTTGGCATTTTGTGTACCCATACGCTCCAACTCCTCGTGCATCATTTTAATTACGCTGGTTTCTGCATCAGTACTACGCCACTCTTTTACTAATTTTTGGATACCTACGCCTAGGGCAAGTAATGCCATTCCTGCTACACTAATAGTTTGTATCAGGCTGTGATTTTCTACAGCTTCCATTGCAGCTCCTCATTGTTAGCAGTGGTTAACTTACAGGTTTAATTGTAGCTAGTCTGCCAACTAATTTTAGTGGCTTCGCTGTTGTCAAGTAAAAATATTTAAACCTTTTCTGACTCTTGTATATTATATCACAAGGGCAAAGACTTGTCAACTATAAAAAATGCCCTGCTCAATCGTTATTGAGCAGGGCATTGAGCGGAACTTTTTAAGTTCTTTGCCTGCCGACCTGTGGTTTCCAAGTTGGTTTAGTCAGCTCAGTCGCCAGGTCGGGGTAGACTAGTCGATCTAATCAATTCCAAGGAACCGACATAAACTGTGACTGGTTTTGTTCTTCATATTTTTGTTTTAATCTATTAAGCAGCAATTGTTCAACATCCTCTTTAGGTATAGAATATTTAAGCCTATCTTTAACTGGAGGTGCATTAAACATCCAATTAAATACCTGCTCTTCAGTTAAACTATTATAGTCAATAAAATCATCTTGTTTTGGCGCATCTAACGGATATACACCTTCTATGTTATCAGTTAATCCTTGATATGCTAGTGTTAACTTCCAATGAACCTTTATAACTACATTATTTAAATCGTCAACACTAGGTACAACTTCTAATTTTGTAATTTGCCACATTTTATAATTATCCAATTATGAAAAATAATAAGCAGCAGTTCCACTGGCAGCACCAGTATTAAAAGCCCCTATTTTTAGTATATAGTTACCATCACCCAAATTATTAGTCCATGTTAAATAACTACCAAGACCGCCGCCATTGTCATCGCTGTAACCAGAACCCGCAGTCTGATCAACTTGTGTTCCGGAGCTTTGACTATATAATCTTATATATGTATCTCCACTATATGACGTACCACTTAATGCAGTTCCATTATTAGTACCAAAATGTAGTGTTTGTCCACTACGCAAAAATACAACTGTATCTACTGTATTTTGTAAGGCACTATTAGTATTGGTAACATTAAAACTAATATAGCTCATATAACTACTATTACCACCTAATATGGCCCAGGTACTTACTGACCCTCCACTAGTAATAGAACCACTAGCTGTTAATTGTGCATTATGTCTTAAAGATGCCCCACTAAGTGTACTACTAGAACTGCCACTAGTACTGCCTGCATTTACAGTAATTAATTGATTTTCTGTTTCTGGTCCAAAACTTTCATAGAAATTATTAGGAGCTTTTTGGTCTAGTATTAGTGTAATATTATTATTGCTTCCACTTGTACCGCTTTGATTTACAGTAATTGTATAACCTTGACCATTATACGCTGGGTTTGGAGAAAAACCTATAGATGTTAATGTTAAGCTAGGAGTTGTACTAGTATCATTAATATTAATGAAGCTCGTTTGATAATAAGGACTACCTTGATATGGTCCGGCACTATATATACCAATAGAAAATGTTTCTGTTCCTTCGGTTATTTGATCAGCAGCAAAATAAACAGTAAATGTTCTGGTTGTAGTTCCATCTATGCTAGTTAAAGTACCGTATCCAACATCAGTAAAATCAGCTGCAGTTGTATTATATCCACCAATAGATGCATAATAAAAATTTCTAGGAGCTCCACTATATGCATTATCTGTAACACTAAGTGTAAATGTAATTCCATTGCCTTCATCAACACTTGCAGGACTCCAAGTAATACTATTTATTTGTGGTACTGAATAATATGTAGGAGGTGCAGTTACTGTAACAGTTGCACTAGCTGCGTTTCCTGCCGAATTAAGTGCATTATATGGTGTAATGGTATAAGTAGTTGTACTACTGGGACTAACGCTTTCTGTTCCACTGGTACCATAAACGTCCATATTTCCAGGATTAATTATTCCGTATCCTCCATCAGCATTAGTCATTGTCCAACTTAGTGTACTACTGTCGCCAGTATATATTGAACTAGGACTTGCAGATAGGGTACTACTTGCCACGGCGTAAACCGTAACTGTTGTACTAGCTGTAGTACCTGCCACATTTATTGCGTTATATGGAGTAATAGTATAAGTAGTAGTACTAGTTGGGCTAACGCTAACAGTTCCGCTGCTGCCGCTTACACTAATATTTCCTGGATTAATTTTACCTCCAAATACTAAACTACTATTTGTCATTGTCCAGCTTAGTGTACTACTACCACCACTAGTAATATTGCCAGGACTTGCAGATAGTGTACTACTTGCTGCCGGATGAACTGTAACTGTTGCACTAGCTGTAGTACCTGCAGTGCCAACACTATTATAAGGAGTAATTGTATAAGTAGTAGTTGTAGTTGGAGATACAGTAGTACTGCCACTACCAACACTTACATTTCCTATACCTTGATTAATATTAGCACTTGTTGCGTTTGTAGTAGTCCAACTAAGAGTACTACTGGTTCCGGTTGTAATACTGCTAGGACTCGCAGATAAAGTTGCTGTCGGTGAAGTTATACTTGTGTCATTAATAGTAATACTACTAGTTGTTGCTAGTACTACACCGCTAGTACTATATGGTCGCATACTAACTGTAAAACTTTCTGCACCTTCTGTAACTTGATCTGCTACCGGTCCTACAGTAAAACTTCCAGCATTTGTTGTAATTGTAAAGCTACCGCTATTTGTACTAAAATCACTAGTTGAGGTTGTGCTGTGATTAATTGTCCAATAAAATGTAGTACCATTAGTTATATTAGTAGTTGTAACATTTATAGTTAAATTACCACCCTCATTTACATTACTAGCTGCTGGTGCAATTGAATAAGTTGCATTATTTATAGAAACTGTATTAGATTGGGCAAAGTAGTTATTATTAAATGCGTCCCTATCGGCCTGTGTATAGTAAAAGCGAATTGCAAAATCTTCTCCAGTTTCTGGTGTATCAGTATCTAGCTTCATAGTAAGAGAGATAGTAGCAGCATTACTATTTATAGTAATGCTGCCTAGTGGACTGTCTCCCACTGCATCAGCAGCCGTTGTTCCTGTACTACTAACTGCCGCCCAATAAAAAACAGTACCATTAGTAACTGTAGCAGTAGTAACAGTAAAAGTAACACTATCGCCCTCATTAACGCTAGATTTATCATTAGATATACTAATCTTAGTCTTATTTCGTAGACTATTCATATCTATAGTGCTACTAGTAGGTACTCCTGATACAAAGGCGGATACATATATTCCGCCCGCATAATATTCATTAATACCAATTGGATTAGTACCACCAAATTCTGTTTGAACATTATCTAATGTTATAGTACCTGATGGTGTAGTCATTACGATCTCTCATTTACAAGTTTAGTAAGTTTATCTATTTGTAACTGCTGTTCTTTAATTGCTTCTATTAATAAAGGTATTAATCTTTCATAATGTATTGTTTTATATTTAGAATCAATTGGAGCTGGTACAACTATTTCTGGAAGTATACTTTCTACTTCTTGTGCACTAACACCCACTTCAACGCGAATATCATATCCTAGAGCTTGTGCGGTGCTATTTGCCGTATAATAAAATCCATTTAATTTTGTGATTTTTTCTACAGCATTTTGTATATTACCTAACTTATTCTTTAGCCTATCGTCAGAATAATAAGCAGTAATATTACCAGTAGCAGTTATTGCACCTGTTACTGTTAGAGCTCCTGTACTAACTGCACCACTAAAACTACCAGTAGTTGCGTTTACAGTTCCTCCACTTAAGTTAGTTGCTGTAGTAGCAGTAGTAGCACTACTAGCACTGCCAGCACTACCATCAATATTTACTCCAGTTAGTGATAATGCTCCTGTACCTCTATTAATAGCTACTGCAGTAGTTCCAATATACATTATTTGACCGGCTGCAGCAGCTCCTAATGTATTGTAACTTATTAATCTACCAGCACTATTATCCCATGTTACTGATCCCGTATCACCTAGTCCGCTGCTACTAAATACAATGCCACTAAATACTTTAGCACGCCAACGGCCGGCTTCGTCCCACAACAATACACCATTTGATAAGTTCCAGCTACTACCACTATTGCTACTACAATACCAGTTTACGCCGGCTGCTGCACTAGTACCAAATTGATCTATAATTGAGCAATAAGTACTTCCGGCTTTTGCACTAAAAGTCCATGTACCAGCGTTTAAATATACATTATTACCATAGAATGTACTATCATCCCATGCTGTAATGCTGGAACTGGCATAACTTGTTTTCTTTAGTACGATTCCGCTACTAGTACTACTGGTAACGCTTAATTGGCTACCACCAATAATACTACCATTTAAACTTAATTGGCCAAATTGTGGTGTTGCACTAGTGTGTATATTTTGTGGTAGGCTAAGTGTAACTGCTCCGGTACTTGCACTAGCGGAAATTTGGTTACTAGTACCACTAATACTTGTAACGCCTCCGGCGGATCCACTACTAGCAGCAGTAATTCTGCCTTGAGCATCTACTGTTATACTAGCATTTGTATAACTGCCAGCTGTAACTGCTGTATTTGTTAAGTTTACTGTTATAGTTCCTGTACTTGTAACCGGATTAGTACCTGCAATAGTTAAGGTTGTGCTGCTAATACCTACACTTGATACTGTTCCACCACTTTCAGTAGTTACAGTAGACCAAGTACCATCACCACGTAAGTATGTAGTAGTTGTGCCAGGCGGCGGACTAATGTTATATCCGCCCCAGCCAAAGTTTCTAAAAGTATTATCAGTACCAGCAGTGCCGCCAGTAATGCCAAGATCAGTAACTGCTGTACCACGTAATTGTAGTGGTCTAATAATATTTGCACCAACAACTAGGCCACCTGCTGTGCTACCGCTGCCAATCTCTCTACCAACTACTGCTGCAGGCGCAGCATGGTCATAATCTAGTATCTTAGTTGTAACTGTAACGGGCTGTCCATTAACAATATTAACACCAACACCATAATATCCACCAGTAGCCGCTGGATTTACTAACCTTGGACTATCGGTCCAACTACCGTTACCAGTTAATACTTGAGCAGCATCGTTAGGAGGTGTTCCTATTACTACACTGCCATATCTTATTTGGCCACTGCGAACGTTAATGGCATAACCACCATTAGTTCCACTGCCTGCTGGTGCATCTGCTAATGTAACACTTAGTGTATCTCCAGTTGTTGCAAAAAATCCTGCAGCTTTAAAACCTCGGCTTTCGTCTCGCATACCAAGTAATCCAAAATATGCAGTATTTCCTGGCCACAGCACAAGACCTGTATTATTATATGTAGTACCATCACCAAATATTACAGGATCAGTTGTTGAACTATCTCCAAGTACTGCTCCAGATAGAAAAGATCCACTACCAGGAAAACCAGTATAATAATTTAAAAAAGTACTAGCCCATACTGAATTAGCAAAAGATGGAGACGTTAATGTTAATCTTGTAGTATTAGTACCAAAATATAAATACGCAAGCTGACTTATAATACCAGAGGGTCTTGTAGCAGTAGTCTGAATAGTTGGAGTAGAACCATATATACCATATGAACTAATCATATTACCAATAGTATTAAAGCTTGGAGTAAAATTTAATAAACCATCAAAAGTAGCACCTAAACCACCAAAATATGCTACTCTTTGATTACTACTATTATAGACTTCTACCTTATTACTAGAACTAGTATTAATTTCGATTCTTTGGGAACCGCTTGAACCCGTTACTAATTGACCACGTAGATATGCACTAGTAGCAAATATTTCTCCCGTACTTCTTCTTAAATAGTATCCTAGAGTTCCAAAATTTGCGCTAGTTGGAGGATTTGGCCCATTATAGTTATCACTACGTATATCTTGAAATACGCTAGCAGCTACTGGTACGCTCCATACTGTAGTATTAGCAGGTATTCCGTCTATAGCACTAGCGTTTGGATTATACCTGCCAAAAGTATACCATAAAACTTGTCCTACACTTACTGAACTAGCTGTTAAACTATAGCTTGCCGGCGCAGTTGCTCCAATTGTATTACTAGGTGCAGTAGTTAATGCAGCATCGGTTTGATTACGTACTATATATGCAACAAGACTACGTATACCTTCTGCTCCTGTTACTGATGCGCCTTGTCTAGCTACCATTACAACTGTTGACCAGCTGTTAAGAGTTATTGGACTTGCTGGTGTGCTGCTGCTAGCTACAGCTGTGGTCATAAAAACTGCACCAGGATATGCTGGTATAGCTGGCATAGTTAATGACCAGCCTGATGTGCCACCTGTTTGCGTACCTAAAGTAGCTGTACTAATTGTATACAATACGCTACTGGGTGCGATAGGAGTGCTGCCATCTGCAGTACTTAGATATAGCTCTACTCTTTCTTGAGTGCTACCGTCTGCTCCTCGTACGGCATCAATAAATGGCGTACTCCAAGTCCCGCCTGCATTTGTAGTACTACCTTGTGTAACTACAAACACATACTCTGAAGCATAAGTAGGAGTAGTTGTTGTAGCAGGTTGAGTAGTTAACCAACCACTTGGAGCTGTTAGTACTCCAGTAGACGCGTTAAAATTTCCTCCACTAGGTGCTGCTGGGGCACTAGCTGATTGTAACCAAACTCTTGCTGAATATACTACCTTTCCATCATCACCTCGATCACCTCGATCACCTCGATCACCTCGATCACCTTTAGCTCCTGCTTTACTCTTACTTAAAGAGTATATTTTAGTGCTTGTCAGTGAGTTTTTCGTACCAATAACTGTAGTTGTAGAAGCATCTGCTGTTAAAGATGTAGGAGTAAGTGTATAATTATTATTCCCTTTTGCTAATCCACCAATTGGTCCAGCTACAGGAGTAGTACCACCAGTAACAGTATATGTAATAGACGTTGCATTTACTATACTAGTTACAGCAATATTGGTAGGGCTACCAGTGTATAGTCTACCAGTACTATTTTCTATGGCAGATATTACATCTCCAACCGTTAAACCGCTGGTGCTACTCATACCACTAATAGTTGCAGTCCAGGGACCAGTACCAGTTATACTTCCGATTGTACCTGTAGTACTAATTAAAGTAGGAGTAATTATATTTGTGGTAATACCAGAACCATCTGTTTTAGTAATAGTCCAGTTCATAGTTTCATTAACTATGCCCTTAAATATAGCTCCATATGTTAAAGCGCCGCTAAAACTAGCTACTGTTCCTGCACTATCAGCAGCTACTACATGACTTTCATTAGTCATTAGATGAGAAACTGCATCTCCTCCATTGTCACCTCTGGCAATAGTTACTGTATCGCTTAAACTTCCAACTGTAGCTGTAACTTTAATATACCTAGTAATAGTGCCGCCTAAACTATTAAAGTTAGAGGCGGATATAGTTCTACTATCCCCTGTACCAGTTAAGCTAGAAGTTAGTGAACCTAGTGAAGTATCTGATGCACTGTATGCAATTGCAGTAAATGTTGCGGTTTCAGTAGTATTTTGTCTTTTTAAAGTAAATGTAATATCAGGTGGAAAACTAGGCGTTATAGACGTACTATCTGGAAATATAAAAGCAAGAGCTGAAGAACTTAAAGTAATTACTTGCGCACTAGCTCCCTCTATGCTTTTAGTAAAATTTTGATAGCTTATAAAACTCCTTGTTGTACCACCACTATCTTTTACAGTAATAGTATAAATAATTCTAGCACTATTTTGTGTCATATTACTATGATCACCATATTGTACTGTTGTACCGCCAACAGTAGTTATAGTTGTACTAGGAGTTATATAGTTGTTTTCGCCGGCAGCTGTAACTTTGAAAGTTCCGTTAGCTGGCGTAGCACTATTATCAACATTTAAATATGTACTACCTTCAAGTACTTGTATAGCTGTACCACTACCAGTATAGGTTACAACTCCAGCACTAGTAGTAAATAAACTATGTGCTAGATTATAATTAACTATAGTTATTGCACTACTACCCGGTATTACCCCAAACATAACTAAGCTATCTTCCGCGACTATCGGAGATGTGCTAGTGCCGTCTCTAGCCTTAACACTAATAGTATCAGGCATGTTAGAGTAGCTACTTTTTGGAGTGTAAGTTAATGTACTAGTGTTATTATCTGTTACTAGTACTCCATCAATATACCACTCAAAATAAGGACTTTGAGTGGTAAAATTAAACACAGAAGCTGTAATAGTGCTACTTGATGGACTTGGAGTTGTACCAGCAGCAGTATAAACAAAAGCATTATATGTAGGTGCTAATGAAACTGTTTTGCCATCACTCGGTTCGGCATCAGTAATTTCAGTTAGCTCATCACTAATAGTATAAGTGGTGGGATCTATGGCTGAAACTAGTGCATATCTAACATAGTATCTGGTATTGGGTATTAAGCCTGTTATTGTTATGCTTAAGCTTAACCCATTAAAAACTAAAGTGCCTTCAGTTAGTGCATTAAATCCCTGAGTAGTACTATACCAAACTCTTACACTAGCTAAGTCATCTCGCAATGTTAGAGGATCATTAATATTATCATATGGTGTATCTATAGATAGTACTAAATAATCTATACCTGAATATAAAAACGCTGCCATGGACAACCCTTACTTAATTGTTTGAACCACTATAGATGCAATTACACTGCTAGAACTATAGTTATTTGTTTTATCTACTGCTCTACAGGCTACTCTATAGGTAATACCTGCACTACTTATACGCGGTAAACTAAGTTGCCTTAAATCATAGGATCCTTGTTCAACACCAGTAAACTTAAAAGTAGTTCCAATATCCCAAAAATCAGTAGTTATATTATTGTTAACATCTTTAACTAATCTAAATTCATAATGGCTAAAATTACTTGGTATTACTTGACCTGGTGTTGGTTTTGCAATTATAGCCGTATTTTGTAAATCTAGTACTAACGTTGCTGCATTGTAGTAGTTAATATATTTACCTTGTACAGTGTGAAAATACTCTGAGCTCCACGGACCTGATATAGTTCCTTCAGCATTTCTATATCTAGCTCGCACTTTGTATACAGTATTACTACTTAAACCATATACGGTATAGCTTCCGGCGTCTTTATTAGCTAAATTAATACCAGATTGAGCTGTATCAGTAAAGCTTTCTCCACCTTTTACAATTTGAAATTCTACTTTTTGTGCAGTTAGTGGCAAATCAGCAGAGTTTGTCCAAGATATTAGTACAACATTTTGATAATTACCACTTGCAATTTCTTCAGTTAACTGATCACCGCTTAATACATTACTTACAGTGGGATAACCTACGATTGTAGTTTGAACGAATTGACTACCAATTCTTTTTGCAAAGGTTGGAGTATAACTAGGTAGATAAGGACTGTTATCTTCAAAAGGTCTAAAATCAAAATTATATAAGCTTTCGTTATAAGCTACTAGTGTAATCTTAGCGGACGTATTTGTTGTAGGTTCTACACTTTGAACTAATAAATCTTGGGTAACTTTATTTAATTCTCCAAGCATAAATAAATCATCTACTTTTACTGTACTATTAACGGCACTTGATAATGTAATCGTATTATAAAGTCCATCACTATTGACAGTGAAAGATCTCTCAATACTACCACCACCACTAGCAGTAATATTATCCGTACGTATACGAATTTGATAGTTAACGCCTGATAATAGTGTTACATTTTCAGTTAATGTTAGTATATTTTTTCCAGCATTAATTGATTTAATACGTCCTGTAGCTAATCCCCACTGCGGAACATCATGTGTAACTTTTACACGATCTCCGCGAGTACATATTAAATATTCAAAATCTGTGTTAATTGTAAAAGTTTCTGGTCTATATTGTAATTGTGCAAAATGCCATCTAGCAAAGTATCTTACCTGTTCAATTTTAGTTATACCTGGTAAATTTATTTCTTCAATTACATTAGCATTATTTGTAGTTTTATCAAAGTTTGCTACAAGCACTTCTGTTGGTTGATACGCATTAGTCTCGTCTGGAAAATTGATTCTAAAAGCATCTGGTAATTTAGCTAAGCTTTTTACCGCTTCAAACCCCCAACTATTATGTGGCGTAAAGTGCTGTATTACATAAGGTCTAGGTCTATCAATTACCACAGACCATTTACCGTCTATAAATACTGGGCTAGCCATACCTGCTGCACATATATCTTGCAAAACACTAAGTACACTAGTTGTATTGGTAATTACACCATTATAAGTTAGTGGAGGTCTACTTATACGGGTAGTTCCATTATCATTAATTGTACCAGCAGTAGCACAATATGTATGCCAATCACTAATAGTTGGTATGTCTATAGAGTTAAAGTCAACTTTATAAGCATTTGCAGGATGTGTTAATACGTGTAAAAATAAACTAGCAGGATTATTTGAAGTAAAACCTTTAATCCACTCTTTAGTGTTAGTTTGCTGATTTAATACATAATCCCAGGTTAGTGATTGCACTAATCCATTTACTCCATCTACGCTGCCATTTGTTTTACCTGAGCTTTCTAAAACAACGGCTGTTCTACATATGCCAACACCTTTAGGTGGAACAATTGTTGTACCTGTTTTAAAAGCTGATGCAGATATTAGCGAAGTTTTAAAACTTGCTTGATATCCGCGACCTCCACCAGGAATGTCAGGATCACTAGTACTAGTTCTTTTAATTCTTAATCTATATTGTCCAGGCGTTAAATTATTCCAACTAAGTACATAGTTAAATCCATCTTTATAGTTGTAAAATTCATTATCTCCAACTATAAAGTAGTTACTGCCTGGAACAAAATTTACACTATTATCTACAAGATAGGTTATTCGTACTGCAATGCCTGATTCAGCTGTACCAGAACTTGGTGGATTACTATTATTAGCATAAACTCTTATACTAGTGCTTCCAGGAGCACCTAGTCTAAACGGTTGTCTAAGTGGTGCATTTGTATCAAACGCAGAATAGTTTAAACTAAGTTTAGTAGTACCACTACCGATCTCTACAAAGCCATTATATCCAGCTAAGCTAGCCTCAATCATGTATATTCCGGCATAGGGGGTTTGAACGGTTACTGTTTGATCAAATACGCTAGCATTAGTAGAATTCCATACCGCATAAGAATTCATAAAAGACATGTATGGACCAAAAGTAGTTCCCCAGGCGCTATTGGTTTTAGTAGTTACATTAGTTAAATTCCTCGTTGACCATATATTAAATTTACTAGGTAATACCCCGTTAGGATCAGTAGGAATATATCCTTCTGAGCCAGAAATCGCTGCACCAAGAGTACCGGCAGTAATACTTACATTCCATCGATTTCCTGGAACATTTTCTTCAAAATATCCGCCATAATTTGAATCGTAATACGACTGAGCCGTAGTTAGCTGTGTTGTTGTAAATACCCAACCACTATAACTATGAGTATTCTGTATTACGTTTTCTGTAGATAGAAGTTGATTAGCATATACTTCTATTTTATACAATACTTTATATCCAACTGGTATTATAGGCTCATATGAAAAATTAGTTGTAACACTAGATAATAATATAGCTAAAGTTGTGCTAGTTAATTTACCTTGTTGAGTTAAGGTAGGATTATCTCGTCTATCGCTAGGTGTACCACTAATAGTAACTATTCCATTATTAGGAGTAATGCAAAAAGCAATTTTTTGATAAAAGTAAGCTGTAAAGCTAATATAATCAGGACTATGATTAGAATAATCATAGTCCTGATAATCTTGACTAGGCGATATAATTACGTCTGTAAAAGTATTACTGGTTGAAAATGATGTCTTTGGTTCTGCTACGCCATTAACTATTCGTTCTAGAGTTGCTGTAAAGTAAACGGGAACATTTGAGCTACCACCTGTTTCTTTATCTAATTTTCTACAACCTTCTGGAAATCCAATAACAGCATTTACTTTTGTAGCTGCTGTTTCTGCAAAAGTTATTACTTCTTCATTGTTAACAGTAGTACCATTTATTACTTGATTAACAAGTTCAACATTTCTAAACTGTTGTTCCACAATATTTGGGTACATCGTATTAAATAGTTGAATTCCTGCGGTTTCTGTTTCTTGACCGTTAGTGTCAGTAAAACCTGAAACAGTAACAGGAAGTGGTACCACACTACCAGTTGTTTCCTGATAGTAATTATCAATTTTATTAGCACCTATGTATAGATCATTTACAAGTAGTGGGCCGAACCCCCATACTAGTTGCATATGCATATAACTAGTACTAGTTTGAGTATCTATATATGCCTGTGATCCCAAATACGGGGTCATTCTAACCCTACCAAGTACTACTGGTATTGCTCCATACGGATTGCCGCGATTACTGGTTCCTGTAAATAAGTTTAATTGAGCGCCGCTTTCAACATTTTCGGGCCCTGGAGGTGGTCTAATAGGTACTAGCGCATCAATTAATAAGGTGCCTGCTATTGTAACTGCTGCGCTAGCAAGTGCTAACTTAAGTGTACCTACACCCGGTAATAATGTTGGTAAAACAACAGCTACAAAAACTGTTAATGCAACCGTTAACAACATTCTAAATATACTTCGCCCGCCACCGCCTTGAGGAATAATATTATAAGTAACTAGTTGTCCAGCACGTAATATTGTAGTAGACCAATCGTTTTTACTAACTGGTATTCCATCAATAGCCACATTTATTTGCTTAAATAAGCGCTCGCTTAATTTGTACTTTTCACTAATAAATTCTACGCACTGTTTAATAGTTGTACCAGGCTGTGTAAATTCAACTATTTTGCTTGTTTTAAAAGGATGTGGGCTACCAGTTAATTGAATGGCGGTAGATACTGGAGTATATGTATAGATACCTTCTAGTCGCTTATTCCATGTAGGTTTTTTAAACGATTCAATTACACTAGTGTACCCTTCGGGCGCATGTAAAAATTGACTGTTTTCTAAATAAATGCCTACATGTGTGGGTTCACCTAGTATGTTAAATAAGCATAAATCACCAAGCTTAGGGGCAGCAGTTTTAGTCCAATTGCCAATAAATTCGTTAACACTTTGTGACAGTTTAGGGTCGAATATACGAACCGTTTCAGTATTGTAACTAGGTAGATCTATATTAAATTCTTGTTTATAAAATAAGCGAGCTAATCCCCAGCAGTCTATACCATCCGTATCTCTACCATATTCTTTATATGGTATTCCAATATATTTATCATACATAATTAAAATAATCCTGGAAAATAAAGTGGTGTAAAGTTATACGCTGGAAAAGGTTCGCGACTATAAGGAATCATACTTAGTTCTAATGATATTTGTGATGCGCTATAAGATGCATTACTTATAAAAAATCCAGAAAATTCTGCTTCTATATAGTTTGTATTGCTAGATAATGTTAATTGGATAATAACATTTGCTGGTTTTGTAAGTTGAACTCTTATTAATTCGATTAGCTCTGGTGTAACGTAATTTAACACCAAAGTACAACTAGCTTCACCAGTTTCAGCTTCTTGAGGTAATTGAACCTCTATTGGTAAAAATATATATTCTCTGTTATTCCCGGCTACAGTGCTTTTTACCCCGTATATAACTTCCTCGTCAGTGGTATAGTTTAAACGCTCAGTCCAAGAATCTGCAAGTCTAAATACTCTTTTAACTGTAACTGGATAATTATATACTTGTTCTCCTACATAAGCAACGCCAGTAAATGTTATATTTACTGGCGTTCCGCGTGGAGTTTGACTAACCTTGATCCTATTGTTAGAATAATTTATATTTACAATATAATAAGTTTTATTATTCTCTAAGCCTGTAGTAGAACTTATCTGTGTTAAGTTAGAGAAAATAATATTATCGTCTATATTATAGTTTGCTGCTGATATTAATTGGATTTCTTCTGTTGCTGCAAAAAATTCACTAACAAGTTGTTGAACAGGATCTTCAATTTCTATAAGCATTATTAATTGCTCGTCTGTTTCAGACGAAAACATTGCCTTAATAGCTGCTGCCGATAATCTATTTAATCTACTCATGGTAATATTTCAAACTTTAAACTAACTTGATAGTATTCTGGTGCTAAATATTGTAAGGTATAAAATTCTCCCTCACCCATTGGAACAAGTCTGCACTCTACAGAGCTACCAGTACGTGGATGAGTAAAATCAAATCGTTTAGTACCTTTAAGCGTAGTAACTATAAATGACTCAAGATCTATAGTTTGCTGCGTTGTCATAATAAAGCTAAGAGACAACTGATTAGGGCGCTTACTGCGGACCCGCTGTTTAGCAGGCCCACTATCCATTGTACTTCTAACTATATTTATACCGATTGTTTCTTGAAAATCTTTTTGTGGGCTTTGTGGCAAATATGATGGCCAAGGTAATCCAACCATAACTATCTCCTAACCATTCTTGGTCTAATTCCGTATCCAGAAAGCATAGCTTGTTGTACGCTACTATTATTTCTACCCATTTGATCGGCAACCATATCGCCTACTACTACTTCAACTCTACGATTACCGCGACTATCAGTAGTTTCTCTGGCTTCAGCTTTTTCACCACTATAATTATTTATAACTACGTCTACATTACCTTGATTACTGCGAACACCTAAATTACCTTGACTATCGCGCTTTAGGGGCATAATAGCTTCTGGTCCTGCTTCGCCCATTACGCCTAAACCCTTGGCTGCTTTAAATAGCGTAGGTTGATTTACTATACTATTAGTAAACATTCCACCGCGCGCATAAGCTTCAACACCGCGATTAAATGCTGCACCCATTGCATTACCGCCTGCATTAACATAAGCATTGTAAGCAGCACCACCAGTATTAGGTGAACTATTGAATATACTTCCTAAAAGTCTTACTAGAAAAGGCCTGCTGGCTTCATAAGCTTGTGTTGCTTGTAGTTTTAATTCATATCTAGCAATATCAGCTATAAAACTATTAATTACTTCTTTAAAATTAAACTTACCTGTTTTAGCAAATTCTACTATAGCATCCGCCATTCCTTCAAACATGCGTTTAAACGAATCACCGTATTTTTGAGTTCTATCATCAAATTTTTCTTGTTCGCTTAATATCTTATTTTGAACTGCCGAATATTCATTAGCTAATTGTTTAGCTCTATCAATAACCTTTAATTGATCCTCTAAATACTTAATACGCTGTTGAACGCCTGGAGGAGCTGTTGTTCCACCCATGTCAGAATCTACAACTTGCGGATCAAGAATAGCTAAATCTGCTTGAATTTGTGCTTGTTTTAGATTTAAACTATTAAGTTTTTCTTGAAGCTGCGATTCTATTTCTAGCTGTTTAAGACGTATATTTTCTTTATTTATTTGATCCTGTGTTAGTACTCCCATTTGAGTTCTAAGATCTAAACTTGCACGCATAAAGTCACGTTGTGTACTTTGTGTTTGTTGATTTAATTCAAATAATTGTGTTTCAATATCTAATCTATTTAAATTAGCAGTATTTATTTGTTCAACAATACGCAATTCTTGTTCACGATCAGCAGTAGCACGTCTATTAGCTTCTTCAAGATCTTTGGTAAATTGTCTTGTAGATTCTTTGCCAATAACTCTATCAAGTTGTTCTTCTAACGATTTAAGCAACTCTATTTCAAAAGCTATTGCTTTATTTCTATCAGTATTTATACCTAATTCACCTAAATTAGCTAAATTTTGTTGTTGTTGTGCTATTGCATTTCGTAATCTAGATATATTACTATTAGCTAGATCTTTTGCTTCTGATTCTTTTAATTCGTATAATTGGCGTCTGAAACTTTCGGTAACTGCTGGATCTGCTTCAAATATTTTTTGAAACGTTTCCAGTTCCATCTCTCGCAACTCTATACTATGTCTAAGAGCTTCGAGTCTGCGCGTTTCTACTGCTAGAGCTAGATCGGCTTGACGTTTTTGATCCTGCTGAGTTTTGAGAACCTCGCGTTCACCAGTTAACCTATCAATTGAAGCCTGTCTACTTGTTTTTTCACTAGCACTAACGGCAATATTTTTCAGCGTAGTTTCTTGAGCAATCTTTTTCTCTATTTCAAGTACATCTGCTGCATTTTTAATATCTTGTACAAGCACTTGTAGTTGTTGATTACCACCAGGAGATAATAATCCACTAACTGCTTGTAATTGTTGATTAGCTGTTGTAAGAGTGTTATTTAAATCTCTGATTCTAAGATCAAAACTTAGTCCGATGTTATCAAAGATTCGCTTAGCCTCTATGTTTTGCTTATCTAAGGTTGCTTTTATATCTCGCTCTAATTTTTTCTGCAACATATCTACTAGCGGCAAGAATCCAGATCCGCCAGGACGTTTAACTAATTCTTTTAATGCCGATAAAGCTTTACTATCTCCACCTTGAGCTGCCTGTACTAGTCTAGTTGCTTCGTCACGCATTGAAGTAACTGTTTCTCGTTTTTGTTCTAGTGCAGTAATTTTGGGGGCTATTTCTTCTAGTTTTCTTAAATTAGTTGGCGAACTTTGTCTTATACTTTCTAACCTACTTAGCTCTAATTGATCCGTTAAATTCTCAAGAGCAATTCTGTTTAATTCAGTTTTTACTACTAAGTCTTCATTTATTTTAGCTAGTTGATTTTCTGTATCAATAGCTTTAATATCTAACTGCGCTCTATAATCAATACTAGCTTTAGTTTGAGTACCTGTACCAATACTTGTACGAGCTTTTTCTGCTTCAACACGAATTTTTTGTAGTCTTAGATCATATACCTCAAATATTCTATTAATTTGCTCTAGTACAGCACCTTGAATAGCTTTAGCTAATTTTCCTTGTATATCAGCTATCTTGTTTTCTACTTCTGATAATTTACCCTTAGCATAGTCTATTGAATCTACTGCACTCTTTACTTCTTTTTCTAATCGTTTACGAATCGGGTCAGTTTCATATAAACCTTTCATCGCATTTTTCAAACGCTGTACTTCTTGTTCTTGCTCAAATATATTACTAGAGTATTCTTTAGACAGGTTATTTAAACCGTCGAACTCATTAGTTAATGTTTTTATTTGAACAGCAAAACTGCCAAAAAATTCTATTCCGCCTTCTTTTGATAATTTATCTAGTGCAGCTCTGGCTGCAGTAGTATCTTTAAATGCTTCTTCTAGTGATTGTACACGCTTTAAATTATTCTGTATAAATATACTAAGCGGACTATTATCCTTGACACTATTTGCTAAATTTTGATACGATTGTTGCGCAGCTTTTCCTGCTTCTTCTACATTTTTTGCAAGTGTTTGACTTTTCTTAAGCACCTCGTCAGTATCTTTTAACGTTAAGCCTAATATTTTGGAAACGCTTCTAAAACTTTCCTTATCTAGCTTATTAAGAGCTTTTTCTATACCTTCTGCACTAAGTTCTACATTTCCTAGTATGTTTTGTAGTCTACCCTGTAGCTCTTCTCTAATGGCTCCCTCTGGTATCGTTCTAATAGCAGCGGCTACAGCTTCACCTAAGTTTCCTGCTGCAATCTCTTGGCGACTACTTAAACCAGGTAAGAAATCTTTAATAGCATCAATACTTTTATCCCATCTGCTACTAGCTTGTTCGGCTTTTCTAAAAGATTCAGCTACATTACTAATTGCCTCAGTTAAACCACTAAAAGCAGTAATGTTGGCCATAATACTTTCAAAACTAAGCGTGCCCTTGAATTTTTCTAGGGTTTGATTTACAGTTTTTGTATTTTCTTCTAGTACATCAACTGTGCTATTAAATTCACGTACTGACTTACCATTTGTACTAAATAATGAGTCTAGTCCTAGAAATGCACCAATAATAATTTCTAAATAGAAAAATGCTTTATTAAGAGCACTGCCTAAAATTGCAACTGCTCTAGCACTAGCAATCATTACACCTTGAAAAACAGTAGCAAATTTACCTAATCTTCCTAAGTCCTCATCTGCTTGTGCTTTTCCATATAATTCTTTAATACCGCCTGCAAAGCCTTTGCGATCTACGTCACCACTAACTTCACTTAGTATACGAAGTCTAGCAGCTTTAGCAGCTGCCTGATCTCTAATTTGTTCACGCTGCCATAACTCACTTAAAATAGTAGCACGTTTTTGTAGACCTTCTTGTAAGGTTTCATCTACATTAGCTAATGCCTGGCTGCGCTCTAGTACTAATTTTTGCGCATCTGCTACTTTTGTCATTGCAGCTGCAATTTTTTGTTTATTAATAGATTCGCTTTGAGCATATTTAGCACTAGTTTCTTGTAGCTTGCTTATGCTCTTTTCATTAGCTACATCTTCTGTAGTAGCCGCACCAAACCATTTACTGCCTGCAACTCGTTTATCCATTCCACCAGTAGCACCAAGTAATTCTTGCTGTGCTGCTTTAAGCTGGCGCTTAGCTTCATCAAGATTTTTCTGTAATCCAGGAATTCCTAGTGCGCGTTCCTGCTTGGTTGCAAAAGCTTCTTGAAAGCTTCTATTAATACTAGTTGCTTTTTCTGCTGCGTCTTTAGCTGCAGCTTCTAGGCCAGCACGCCACTGTCCTAGTGCTGGTAGTGCAGTTTTAGTAATCTTAAGTGCTGCTAGAGCAATAGCTCCAGCTATTAATCCTGTATTATCTGCTAGCAATTTAGCTATAGGTGCTACCAGATTATTTACAACTGTTAGTATATCTTGCGCTACATTTTTAAGTTGCGCTAGTAGTCTATCGTATGGGTTGCCCTCTTGTGCAATTTCTCCAAACTTATCACGACCTTCTTTAAGCACAGCATTAGCAAAAGCTTGGCGACGTTCAAAATCCGTTAATTGAGCCTCAGTTTTACCTACGCTACGAGCATAATCTTCAGCAGCTTTACCTACTTTAGTAAATAAACCTAATTCGTCTAATAGTTCTGGTTCTAGCTTTGTAATACCTCGTGTAAGACGGCTAACAGCATCGCTCATGTTTAAGCCTAGTGCTTGCGCAGCTCCCTTGGCTACTTCTCCTAGCTGCTTAAATTGATCACGTGTCATACCACTGCTCATAGCTTTGGCAGTAGATTCTGCAGCTTCACGTAAACTAATAGCACCATCACTGGCGGCAGCAAACTCTTTGGCTATACCGCCCATAGCTGTACCTGTAGCTGCTCCCAACTGGTCTAGGCTACGAATCATCATATCGGTTTGCATTGCTTCGCGCAGTGCGCTAAACGCAGCAGTTACAGCAAATATATTAGCAGCATAGGTAGCATATAGTCGAACTAAACCACCAAGTCCACGTGCTTGGTCTGCGAAATCTCTAGCACTAGCACCTCCTGCGCCGGCAGCTCCACGAGCACGATTATAATCAACGACTTCAGCTCCAGTCATAGGATCTAAACCTGCGCGGCGCATAGCACCTGCACCGGTTTTGGTACCGCGCATTAAATTATTTGAGCGTTCTAATTGCTCATTGAGTTTCTTAGCATCATTTGTACGAGCTTGTAGAGTTTTACTCTGATCTTGTACGCTAAGATTTATATCTATACGATTACCTGCCATATTAGCTCCAGGTGAATTTTTCTAGCTGCATGTTTTATACGAGATTACACCAAGTATACCACAAGGGTTGTAAAATGTCAACAGTAAATATTTTGTGCAATAAAAAAGCCCGCTAATGTTAGCTGGCGGGCTTTTGTTGTCGTTTATTAATTAATTCTATTCTAACATTATCAATTAGTTTTATTAACTGTACTATTAGTTTTCTATCTGGAGCATCGACTTCCATATAATCTAATACTTCAGTTAAACCTATAAAACTTTTGCCTAAATATAAGCCATTAAATCCTTCCCACTCGTCTTTAAGCATGCGATAAACACTTAATGCTTGTTGTACGTCTAGCGGAAAATCATCATATTCTACAGGTATTTCAGCTGCTAGTGGTTCGCTACCCATCATTTCACACATTTCTAGGTAGCTTTCTTTTGTCATACCAACTTGTTGATTTTGAAAGTAATTATTTAGTTGCGCTTCGACTCCTTGAAGCTGCTCTTGGAAAAGTTTCCCAAGTCACTAACCTGCTCGCTAATAAAACTATCAAAATCACTGGAATTTTTCATCAAGTAGAGAGCGTTCTCACTAGAGTAATTTAATTCATCTTCTGGATCTAGTTGGCTTACATCTACTGGTGCTAGTTGCTCTAGGTATTTAATTTTTAAACCTGTCCAGCTTTTTACTGCATTTTCTACATATAGCTGTAAAAATAATTCGTCATTTAATTCTTCGTGTGGTTGACGATTTTTAAAACTAGTTTTTGTTGCACGCTTACGAATGTTTACAATTGTTTCGCGGCTTAAAAAAGCTAAGTCAATTTTAAAACCTGGCATGCCAGGATATTCTACTTCAATACTTTTTGAAGGTACTAATAAAGATTTTAAACTAAGGTCTGCCATTGTTACACTTTGTTAGTGAGACCGATATAATATCGGTCTCGGTTGATAAAATTTATGCGTAGTATTTTATATTAATTTCATTAGCTTGTGTTAGGTCGAAGTATTCAGCTCCAGTAGTACCGGCTTTACCTTGAGCAGTAAAGTTAATAGTTGTACTAACAACTTGCTCAGTAGCAACTGTAGGAATTGTTAATACCACAGCAGGCATTTCAATTTCTACACGATCAGTAGCACTACTACCACCTATTGCTACTTTAATGTAAAAAGCAGGATCTACGTCTGTACTAGCGTTACTTAATAGTCTACCCAATAAGCCTGCTGTTTCTGTAGTTCCAGTACGTAAGTAAGCAGTCATACTACCACTAATTGCACGTGTTCCAGCAAAATAAGTAGCTGGCTGATTAACTACTCCAATAACTGCAGGAGTTAAATAACTAACATTATTACTGATTGTTAAATTGCCGCCAGTTAATGGTAAATTATAAGTTGTACTAGCACTAGCAGGAGATGTAATATTTTCTCCACTAATATTTGACTTTAGCGTAACTACACTTAGTTTATTAGCTAAGAATACGGCACTAGTAATTTTTGGTAAAAATGTACTTGTTGTTCCTGGGAACAATGTGGTAGTTGCGGTATCTGTTTCATCAACTTTTGGCTGAAAATCTTTATTAACATCATCAATATCAGGTGCGTTTATTCTGCGAATGGCTTTAGCTTGACCCGACCATTGAACACTAGCAATAGCGTCAATACCAAAATCAATTGTTGCTGTGTTTAAACAACAATCATCAATTAAAAAGCAAGTACTATCCATGATAATAATTAAGCCAAATCGTAGCAATTGATGTTTATTACTATTTGTGGCTACACAAGTAGCTGGGCTTGAGCCTGCGGCAACATTTGCCCAAGCAGCACCAGTTACCGGATTAGCACTAGCCATATTCATTGCAACACTGCTAAATAGTGCATTCCATAGCGGAGCTTCTTCTGCGGTTACTAAACTTGTTCCGTCTACACTAGTCTCTACTGGACGAATATAGGTAGTCATATTAAAATCAACAGGATCTAGTTGTGTGTTAAATGTACGCTGTCCACGCACTGGTGTATCACCTGTTTCATTTAATGTAACTGTTTCACTAGTGGTATTTTGACTAAAGCCAAATCCGTCTAATACTTGAATTTCACGAGTATTAGCTTTACTAATTGCCACAGAATTACCACCAATAACTCCTAAACCCGAACCGCTTGTTCCTACTGCAGTAGTAAAGAACACTCTACTATTACGAAGTAAATTAAAACTCATCTTTTTATCCTCTCAAGAGGTGTTCCAGCAATCATTACTAGATGTTTATCTGTACTAGATTTTGGGAACACGGTTTGCTTACATGATCTGATAGCGAACCTGTAAGTTAATCTCGCCAACTGCATAGGGAGCTAAGAGGCCCTCGTCCGTAGTTATTGAGTCTATTAATATTTCTGTTGTTTCATAATTATTGTCTAGATCATATGCTAGCTGCCTATTGGCATCTATACAAGTTTCTAGATCTGTTAGTAGTTGTTCTAGTTGCTCTTGTGCACTGTCTTCACTTTTACAGTATACCTTAACACACACTCCAAGCATGCCCCAGGCAAAATTTGCTGGATGATACTCACGCACCTCAGTGCCAGGACTTAGGTAAACACTGGGAAAATCGTTAACTTCATCCCAGAACTTTAACTTGGCAAAACACTGGTCTTGTAGGTTAGTTACATACGGGGCTGTGCCATCTATTGTTTTAAGTCGCTCGGCAAGGGCTTTGACTATACTAGTTCGTCTGCTCATACTAATACGGCCCTTAATCTTGTTATCTTGGCCTGTGCTGCTATTTCACGTATACTTTTAGAGATTAGCAGTTTAGGGTCTCTACTACGCGGTGATTCTTGTTTCCCACCTGCACTAAATGTGGCATATGGGTTACGCATATAATTGTAATAAGCTGTAATCATACCTTGTCTACTTTGAGTCAATCTTTCTATTCTAGCACTTTCTGCAAATCTACCGCTGCGAAGATTAAGTACATCGCGACGACTACCACTACCCATATTTTGCTTAACGGTTTGTACTAAATTGCTATTTAATAAATTTTGTAATGTACCCAATGAAGTTTCAGTATCTTCAATAGTAGACTGTTGTAGTGGAGGTCTTGTAGAAGGTTTTTTAATTTTTACACTATTTTTTGCAAAGCCAGTGATTTGTGGTTTTGCAACAGGTAACTTTTTCTTATTTGTCACCTTAAAATTTTGTTTAAACCTACTAACTGTTTCGCCTTTAATGGTAGCAACTATTACATTTAATATATAATCAAAAGCACTTGGACTACGCCGAGAAGTTAGTAATTTATAGATATTTCTAGATATATCACTAGCTAACTTTTTCTGGAATGTTAGTAATCTATCAGCAATAGTTTTTAATATTTTCTTTTGGGATAGTCTATTACCTGATTCTAATTCGCTACCGCGTATTTGATTAAAAGGAGAGTTTTCAAACTTTAAAATGTTTCCTCCTATTGAGACGAACATTTTAACAAAACCCTCACTAAAATCTTTATCTATTTCTACAAAATATTCTACCTGCTGAGCATCAGTTATAAATTGAGTAGCTGTTTGTTGTGCCGTATCTATAGAACCACCAGTAGTATTTTCAAGAACATCATAAATAATACTAATTACTTTAGGAGTATTTATTTGTACTTTTATACTATCGCCTTCTTTATATCCTACTGCTATATGTCCATAATTTAAAAATTGACCTATCGACCCTACTTTTTTAGGCAGATCATTACTACGTACATATAAATCTATAGCATTAGATAATTCATTATACACTTCTCGATAATTACTAAACACAAATATTTCGCGCTTACCCGGTATACTAGCATCTCTAATATATACTGGTTTATTAAGTATCTGTGTTCGAACTGTTGCTAGTACATCATTAACTCTAGGTGTTGATACTAATTCTGCTTTATCCCCAGTTCTTATAAGCTGTTCATCGATTAGCGCAGTGTTTAGTTGCTCAGTAATAGTTCTTTTAGAAACAGACCTGCATTTTGTTTTTACTGAATTTACGGCACTTTCAATAATATTTAATATAAGTTTAATTTCATCATCACTAAACTTAAATTTATCAAATTCTTTTATATATTCTTTTTTTGATTCTGTAGTTATACCTATAGACTCTAGAGCTGTACTTAGGTCTCTATAACGATTTAATTCTGTTTTAATATCTGCATAATCGATTACTAACATACTAGGAAAAGCTGCGTCAAGAATTGATCGTAAAGTAGCACTAGGTACTTTAAATGCAGTTTCTCCAGCTGAAGCTAATGATAGTAGTTCTTCTGGGAAGTTCTTTACTATTTCTGGACTAGCTGTTTGTATATACTTCATTACGTATAATCCGCCACATACTGATCTAGTACACGCTTAATATGAGCTGGAAAATTTGTAGTAGCTACATACTGTATTTGTGTTACGTTTGGTGTAACATCTCTGTTAACATGCACAGCACTGTTATTTTTGCTATAGTATTCTACTAGATCAAGTACTGCCAGTTTAAGATCCTCAGGTACTGTTTCGTATCCAGCTGTATAAGTTACGCGATAACCTTTTATGTATGGTTTAAATGCTGTAGTAGCTATACTACGAATAGCATCTCCATCTTGAACCCAGTCTGTAAACTTAACTAGTGCAGTATACGTTTGGCCATAATTTGTACTAAGTGCTACTTGTTGTACTGTGACTACTGGCGTTTCTTTTAATATTAGCTCGCTATATCCACCATCAAATGTTTCAGTTTTAGCTTCATCATAGTAGTCAGTAAAATTTCTTCGACAATAAGTTTTTACTAACTGACTAACTTTAGGAATTAATAAATCAATTTCAGTATCTTTATTTGTACTAGTAATTCCTAAGTAATTTTTATACTCTGTTCTAGTAACTAGCTCAGCCATAAAATCCTCCTGTGTCTCTAAAAGCCAACACGTTAGCCTTTAGAGACAGGGCTCGTAAGAACCCTGCCTAGTTTAAAAATTACTCTACGTAACGGATAGCAGAAACTGCTTCGCCGTCTGTGTCGCTAATTTGTGCCATTGCCATACGCATACTAGCTACAAGAACACGACTCTGTGTTTCAACATTGTCATCTGTATCTACGCGCATACCGCGATGGTTACCAGCAATAAAGTTACGTGGGTTAACAATTAGTGCAGCAACATTACCTGCTGTAGGTGCAGCAAATTCAGCACTAACGATAACTGGTGTATTACCTACTGAACCAATTTGACCTGTTAATAATGTGGCACGATCACCAACTTTATCAACTGTTAGGAAGTTAGCATCTTCTAGTAGCTCGTAATAGCTTTGTGTATTTACAAATACAACTAGTTCACTAGGCTCTAGACCCCAGTATCCTAGATCTTTACGAGCAGCTTGAATCTTAGCAGCTGTTAATCCAGCACCTGCTGTACCAGCAGCAATATCGCTTACATCAAGAGTAACTGCACTGCTAGCGTCATAAGTAGCTAGACCTGTGATTGGGTCAGCACCGGCACCGGCACCAATTAGCATTGCTTTATCAACGCTCTTAGCCATGCGACGGATCATTGCATCACGAACAACTGGTAGAATAGCTACTAGGCTATCTTCATCTTCTTCAAAAGCAATGTACTCACGTGTTGCTAGTTTGAAACTGTTTAGTGTTAGCTCTTTTAGGCGATGTGTAGCTGTTGCACCGCTGCTGTTGCTAGTACCAAACTGTGCGTTTGTAACCCAAGTTGCATAGCCTGCTTCTGGGTTTAGTGGCACTTTCATAATTGGGTTAGTCATAGGAACGCTACGAATTGTGCCAGCAACTACTAGGCGACGACGTACTTCATTTTCCATGGCTGTGCTAACTTCTGTTTCCCAGGTAGCAGCCCATACACGAAACTGACCGCCAGCACCAGCAGGTGTAGCATTGTTATCGCTGCTATACTTGGTGACGATATTACGACCAAAACTGGTATCTTCAATGGCCTTGCCTGTGATTTTGCTTAACAGAACAGCTTTTTCTTTCTGCTCATAGCTTAGATCACCAGCTTTAGTATCTGTAAACTGCATACGGCTCTTTTGAATAGCTTCCAATTCGGCAGCCTTTTCTTTAAGAGCAATTTCTAGGCCTTCTAGTGCGCTCTTATGTGCTTCTGTTTGCTCGTTAAGACGCTTTTCAACTTCAGCTAATAGGCGCTCTGCACCTGTGTCAACTGTTTTAACTGCGGCAACAGCAGCACTAATTTTTGCCTGTAGCTCTGCATCGGCCTTATCTTGAGCAGCTTTTTCAGCCTGTGCTTTAGTTTGTGCTTCAATAACAGCTTTTGCAGCTTGCTCAGCAGCATTTGCTGTAGCTTTAGCTAACATAAGTTCTAACTCTTTTGGATCCATGTTCCATTTCCTCTCGTTTGCGCTATTTGCTACTGCGTGATCCTCAAGCTCTTTAGCTGATGGATCACTTACTGCAAATTGCTGTTTAAATAACTCAAATTCCTCTGCACTTTCAAATGCTTTGGCTAAACTAAAAAGTGTATTTTGATTAGCTGGGATACTAACTACACTAATCTCATGTAATTCTAGGTCTTTGATTAAAAATACTTCTGCGGCGCTGTTATACTCGGCATCCTTGACCCTAAACCCGATACTAAAAGCACTTAGGATACCTTTTCTAACTAGTTTATACACGTTGTCAGCAGCATCGGAGATAGTGGCTTTGATCCACAGTCCCCGCTCATCTACGCGGTGTTCAACCATTTTACCTACAGGCATTTGATGATTGTGGTATGCTAGGATAATAGGATTCTTAAGGTAGTTCTTTAAACCTTTTTCCCAAACACTAGTAGGTACTACGTCGCCTACTCTATCAACATCATTAGTAGATGCATAACCCTCAATGGTTATCGCATCGTCTTCCTGATCGGCCGCCTTAGTAGTAAACCTGGAATTAAAATAAATAACCTTGTTTTTAATGTCCATATTACTCCTTAGCCGCTTGTGGCCTACCGCCTATTGACGGATTGGCTGCTGAACCTGCAATATTAGCAGGTACTCTGATAGTATCCTGACCATCAAGTTTAGGATACCGTAATTCTTGTCTAGCCTCATTTGGTGTGATAATTCCACCATTTACTAGTGTGCTGTGATATTTGGCTATTTCACCTACGTCTGGCTGTAGTGCACTAACGCTGCTAGTTATTGCTTCCACGTCATATCCAAAATATCGCTCCAAGCTGGATATATACAGCTTAACAATTGGCAATACTGTTTCCAAGTAAAAAAGGCGCAGATTAGGGGCAATGTTAGCATTATTACCTCCAGCTAGCAATATAGGTGGAACACCTATAGTTGTCATTATGCGCTCACTGTGTGTGCGAATAGCTACATCAAAATCAAGATCTTTAAAATTCTGCTCTGACAATCGCTGCGGTTTAAGTCCCGAATCCAAGATAATTGGTCGCTTACCGCCACTGCGAGTATTATATCGCTGCTGCCAGTACTGCACAGTTTTATCCTTGGCAGCCTGCGATAGCGTATTCTCACTAGTAAGTACCAATCCAAATACGGTACCATTATCAAAAAACTTTTGCTGAAACTCTTGCATGCTGTAGAGTATGTTAATATTCTCTAAGCACGCCTGCAGTCTAGTAGCCCCACGATAGATGCTTTCGCTGCTAATATCTTTAAAGTAGAATACATCAGGCTCGTTAAAGGTTACTTCACCGCTATATTTATATCCACTAATAAATGTGCGCGTACTGCTAATAATCTCTACATGCTGTGCAGGTAAGTGGTACATAAAAGTACCATCGTAGTGTATAAATGCATTGCCTTCTAGCAATAAATCCTTGAACAATTCTCGACGAAATTCTTGTGCACTTTGATAAGGATTTGGACGAAAATTAAGCAGTGTGTTTAATGTTTTTTGACGAACACCAACTACAACTCCTTCATGCACTTTATCCCTAATATCATAATCTAAGCTGCTACAAGCACTTACTACCATGTTTACTGCACGATTAACACTGTCTATGTTTTTAAAGGCTTGTTGGTAGTTTATGATCCTACTAACACTGCCTATATTTGTGCCTTCGTCGTAGCTAATATTAGCCTGTGCTGGATTTAACTTTGTGCGAATCCAGTTACTTATCTTTTGTAACGCCATATAAGTCCCCTGTGAACTCAGCAAAATAGTTGCCATAGCTACTACCGCGAAATGTATCGCCACCACCAATCAACTTTTTACGCTGTAGTTCAATCCAGTTCTGCTGCTTAGTTACCGAGCTAGGACTAGGCGATTTGCCATAGATCCCATGCAGCTGTACATGATGTCTATTACAGAGTGTATAGACTAGGTCATATATTTCTACATGGTGCTCACTAATAAACCTGTCACGAACTGCTAAGATAGCTTCATCTGACCCAATATCAATGTTGTGCTTGCGCGACCACACCTCAAGTAGGTGTGTGATACTGTTAAGGTGATGAAGCTCTAGGTCTGTTTGACTACTGCAAATATAGCAATTGGCTTGCTTTACATAAGCTGCTTTAGCTTTGTCTCTAATCCACTTTACTGGTATGCGTTTATTTGTATTTACTGCCATAAAATTCCACAATTTTGATAATTATACATGAAAAGCTAATAGTAGTTCAACCATAAATTTTAGCTACCTATATAGTATAAGTATAAAGTGCATAACGGAGTGCATCAGCCATGTGACTATAACGATCATGCTTGGGGCGTTCACGTTGCAGTCCTTCACGATTGTCCCACTGATATTGATCTAGCATTGCCAGCACATGCTGACAATCTCTGTGCACACGCAACCTACCCTGCTGTATTAAGGTTTGTACATAGGCAATGCCTGGTAACACATCTTTTTTAGCACGTGTAGTTGCAATATCGTAGTTATAGGCAAGATCAGCTGCAAATTGTGCAGCTGCACTATCAATAAATACCGTTTCTATACTATGCTCACTAATAAAACGATGAAAATTCTCGGCATGCTCACGTGTAGTCAATTCCGACTTTAAGTAGTCGCCAACGCAATAAAAACAATCACTAGCATAATCGTAGACAATGCTTACCCAGGCTGTTTCGTCTTTATAACCTGGATCTAAACCAGCAATTGCCTCACCACGTAATTCTGGTAGTTCGTCTAACACATACTCCGGCCTAAAACCTTCATAGATTTGTCCCAAGTAGCTGGTAAAGCTAGCCATATACTCCTGCTCAAACTCTGCTTTAGGCATCGATCTGCGTGCCTCTTCAACATCTGACTCAGCCATGCGAGTATTCTCCGAATAATCCGCCTGTATACTACACCACTCCTTAAATTCCGGGTCAAATCCACGACTATAAAACTTTGAAAACCAGTTGTTACGACCACGCGGTGTACTAATAAATAGGGCTTTAGCACCTGGACGATCTAGTGTAGGACGTAGTGCAACATTAAAAGCATCTTCGCCACGATCCGATAGTGCAGCTTCATCAAATATAATAAGATCATAGCTGCGACCCACTGTACTATCCACGGTGCTAATAGACCCCATACGTATTGTACTACCATTCGATAGTTCAATAATCTTATCTTTAAGATTATCACGCTCAACCTCAAGATCAAAGTGCTTGATCAGTCTACGCTGCAGTTCAAACGAGATCGAGCTCAGGTTATAGTTTGGTGATATTATTAGTACGTTGCTATTAGGCACTAGTGTAACTAGTTGACCAATAATATTTGCTATATAAGTTTTACCTAATCGTCTAGCAAGTGCAGCACAAATAAATCTATACTTGGGATCATTGACAGCATTGATTAGTGCAATCTGTGGACGATTGATTGTATCGTAGATGTTTAGTAGTCGAAGGTAGTTGTCAATAGGCAGCTTGATAAACCGCTGGCCTGGATCAAACTCACAAATATAATCTACTTGTACATCTGGTCGGCTAACCGTTAACATTAAACGCCTTCTCCACTAATAAGCTTGTGTATAAGCTGGCCATACTTGCTGCCATCCTCGCTGTTAATTTGCACATTAACCTGTTTTTGTGGTCCAGTGTTGGTCTGTCGAGCCTTTTCCAGCTGTATTTCACGATCTAACAAGTCCATGCTCATTTTATGCGATAGTGCTAAGAGTTCAGCAATATCCTTTGAGCTACCAACTCCCGACTCCTCCATTTCCACAAACTTTTGTTTTATTAGTGCGTCCATAGCACGTCGCATAAGAAAGCGGTTATTATATCCAGTATCAAAGAATACGTGAGCTATGTAATTACGGACCTCTCGTCTGGCTAGTGTGGTTGTTACAATTTCGGGATCTAGGTCTAGGTTATCGGCTACTTGTCTGGCATCCTGCAGTTGAAGATAGCAGTTGGCTATTTCCAGTGCCTCTGGACTTATCTTGATGGTTTCTGCTGGCAGGTGTGTGCTCATCTAGGCCTCACTAGGTTGTCACGAAAAATTTCCCAGCAACTTTGCCAGGTCCAGCGTAAACTGCTAGTATAAACCAGGTCACGATCTAGTGTTAGTGCGCGAACAACAGCCGCACTTAAATCCATGTCCAAGTAACCGTTTATCGCAGGCTCAACAATATCTTGTGGACCAGGTACTGGATATGCTGCTATAGGTGTGCCGCAAGCAATTGACTCCAGCATAACTATGCCAAAGGTATCCCAACTGCTAGGAAACACAAACACATCAGCCTGCTGATAGTACTCGGCTAATTCATGTCCCACCTTATAACCAGCAAAGATAACATCTTGATAATGCTCTTTAAGATAACCAAGCTGTGGACCGTCACCAACTAAGATCTTACGTGTACCAGGAATTTGCAGCTGACAGAAATCTTCCAGTGACTTTTCCCGACTAACGCGACTAACGCATAACAGTGTTCTTAACTGTTTGTGCTTTTGTGGTTGCGGGTTAAATATCTCTCTATCAACGCCGCGTGTCCAGGTAACTACATTGTTAAGACCGTGGTGTTCAAGCTGCTGTTTAACTGTACTAGTAGTTGTTAAACACCTGCCACTGTGCTTGTGAAACCAGCGAATATAACGCCAAGTCAACCATTCAGGTATGCCTAGTAGTTTATGTAATCCCTCAGGAAAACGAGTATGATAGCTAGTATTGTAGTTAATACGATGACTTGTAAGATATGCTCTAGCCCACAAACCAACAGGACCTTCTGTGGCGATGTGATAATAATCTGCAGGTATCGTCTCAATCGTCTTGGCCATTTGGTAGGGAATGGCAAGTTTGACTT